GAAAAGCTAATAATAAACCCCTGCACCGGCCCCACCACACCCCCCACCCCAAAAACATGCACAAAACGAAATATACGAGTTGGGCATAGAGTTGGGCATAGAGTTGGGCATAGTAAACCGCAATTTAAGGGGTGTTTTGATGACAAAAAAAGCGGTTTTTTGCTCGTTTTTTGGTGTTTTTTGGTGAAAAAATAGCCATTTAAACGTTTTTTGAGCATGTTTTTTGAGGCACCTTTTCAAATACAGTGCGGGTTTAACCCCGTTTGAGGGGTTGAAAACGGGAGGTTTTACTGTACTTTTCGATTTATTTCGGTCACATATTGAACCGGATTGAGGCTTTAACCAACCCCATTGCTTTAATATGCTCTAACAAAACATCGCGGCTCTGGTGGTGATCGTTCTGGGAGACCAGACACACATATTCGGGACCACGGTCCGACTTCTGGACGTATTTGACGGCGATATACTCATCATCCTCCATCAAGATACCGAGCAGATACATTTCGCCCCAAAGGATGCTATCTCGCTCTATGGCTACCTGTTTGTAGATTACCAGGTCGCCGGACTTTAATAATGGATACATGCTATCTCCTTTTATATACATGGCTCCATCGCAACGGGGGAGGTTTGGTATTTGTAACTGATCTACCGGCTGATACTTATGATGATTAGTGAACAAGCTGACCATACCCGCTGTGGCACTTATATTATATATAGGCACCTGTTGGTTGGGGATGTGTTTCTCGGATTTGCCGGAATATTTTTTAAAAGGCTCTGAAACGACCTTTAAACCAGGTTGATTTTCCAGTTTTGATTCTGATCCTTCCAAAATATAGTCAATTGACACGCTATATTTTCTGGAAATTTGCAAAATTATTTCCAGCGTTGGTTTTTGGTTCCCCGCTTCAATTTGATAGTAGTTACTCCTTTTAATACCAATAGACTCCGCAAATTCTTCTTGCGTGAGTTGATGGGTTAATCTTAACACTTTTAGACGCTCAGATATGCCAGTAAGAAAATTATTTTCTATTTTTTCTTGCATAATGGAAAAATTTCTTCCAATATTGTACCGTTGTAAAGGACAAAGAGAATAAGAAAAATGGAATTAACCAAACTTAGAGAGCAAATGACCCCGGAAATGAGGCACCAGGTAGCGGGGCAAATGGGTTATTCGAAAGAGCTTATAGATAAAGTGCTTTTGGGCACCAGAAATAATGATCGGGTGGTTGAAGCTTGTGAAATATTGATCGGGCTCACCGAAAGCATGAAGGCCCAATTTGAGGTGATGGTTAGTAGTGAAAGCCTGGTATCATGAGAGGGGTAAGAGGTTTATACGCAGGCACGGTAGCGGTGATAAACAATTATCGCCGGAGGAAGGGGCCGCACTTCCCAGCTATAGTGACCGGCTTTAGGGCCAAGGTAGATGTGGGTGGCAGGTTTGTGACGGGCAAGCAGCAGTGGGCCACCGAGCGGCTTGCCGCCATTGAGGTTGACAAAATTCTGATTACACACGGGCTGGCCCCGGTTAATATTCTAAAACCAATATCACTATGAAAAAACTCAATGCCTCGCAGCGGAAAACGCCGCATGTAATTCAGGTGTCAACATGTTGCCGATCTCTTCCTGATAATAATCAGAAGGAATCTGTTGGATACTCTTGCTCAATGCGTCGTGATACGTCTGATAGAAAAGCCGGTTCAGGTCGGCGAGTTCTTCAGGAGATTTGCAATGCCTTTTCAAAAAAGCGAACAAAACACTCTTTAGGGCGGTGGTTTGTGAGCGGCCAACCAACTCTCCCGCAAGTCGGCCAATAAGTTGATCTTCAATTTCTTTATGTTTCATAGCAAAAAAATGAGGCCAAAAATAACAAACACTCCCAATAATTCAACCGCCCATGTTTGAGCAGTTCCAAAATAGACTGTGTGTGCAGGTGGGGCCTATGATAGACAAGGGTTTTATGAGCAAGACCAATTATGATTGGCTATGCCATGAGGAGAAACTGACAAAACTACGAACCGGAGGCAACGGCAGGCAGGCGTTGGTAGAATACGACACCATGCCTGAGCGGATAAAAAGCAAGATCATAGCCATGTATGGCAACCCATACGAGCGGAAGGCAGAGCCGATTGCTACCGAGGGCGATGCCAGGGCGGTGAGTTACTTCAGCGGGCACCTGCTGCCAAATGGCGATCATATATCTGCCGCCCGGCAAAAGGAGTACAACGCCACTGCAAGGCTGTTTAATGCCATCGAGATTATCTGGACAAATTACAGAGCGGCAAGGGCCAAACACGGGGCCAGTGTGAAAGGTTTCTGGCCGATGATAGCCGAGAGAGCCGCGTCGACCAATGACGGGCAAAAGAAATTTACCAACTACCGGAGCCTGCAACGGGCCTACGATAAATATATAGAATGCGGCTATGCGGCCCTGGTGCATGGCGGGTTTGGCAACGACAACAAGTTGAAGGTGACAGCCGACCTGGAGAACCTGCTGATGAGCATATACACGATGCCAAACAAGCCCTTCGCTCTGGATGTGCACGATCTGTACACGGAGTTTATGAAAGGCAACATCGAACTTTTCAACACCAAGACCGGTGAACTGTTCGACCCCAAAAGCTTTGTGGACGGCCACGGCAACCCGATAGAGATAACCCGACAAACGGTTTGGAACTACCTGAACCAGCCCGACAACCGCAGCACGGTAGATAAGCTTAGGAACGGGCAATTCCAGTACCAGGGAATGCACCGCCCGCACCACAACCGCCGGAAGCCTACTTATGCTTTCAGCAAGGTGACGATGGACGACAGGGATTTGCCACGCAAGATGGATAACGGCCAGCGGGTGAAAGCCTACTACGTTTATGATGTTGCCAGTGGTGCGGTGGTCGGTGCTGCCTACAGCAAGAGCAAGGATGAGGAGCTTTTCCTCGACTGTATGCGAGACATGTTCAGAACCATACACCGCGAGGGGCTGTGTATGCCGCTGGAGGTGGAGGTAGAGAACCATCTGGTCAATAAATTCTTCGACGATCTGGCCCTGATGTTTCCGCATGTGAAAATATGCAACCCCGGCAACAGCCAGGAGAAACACGCCGAGCATTTCAACCGGGCCAAGAAGTATGAGGTGGAGAAGAAAAACCACAAGGGCATCGGTCGCTGGTGGGCACACGGCGAAGCCTACAGAGTTGATGTGATGAAGGCCGACGACGAGTACAAAGAGAAGAAATACGCATACGAAACGCTGGTGGCCGACGACAAGGCCGACATAGCCCAATACAACAACAACAAGCACCGCAACGAGAAACGCTACGGCGGCAAGAGCCGCTGGCAGGTGCTATTGGGCACCCAAAACCCAAAGGCCCCGACGGTGCCGATGGTGCAGGTGACCAAATCTATAGGCTACAAGGCCCGCACCAGCATACAACGCAACCAGTATGTGATGCTAAGGGGCGATAAATACGCCATACCTAATGTGTCTGTGATGGACAAACTGGCCACCAACGACTACGGGGTTGATGCCTACTATCTGCCCAACAGCATGGACATGGTAGAGGAGGTTTATCTGTTTCAAAACAACAAATACATCTGCCGCTGCACCCCTCTGGGGGCCTACAACACAGCGAAAGCCGAATGGACGGATGCGGATGCCGATAGCTATACCGAGCAGGCCAAGTTTGTGAGCGAGTTCGACGCCCGGAAGAAGCAGCAGGTGGGTGAACTGGCCAAAATAGGGATTATGAAAACCACCCCTGCCCCTCCTTGGGAAGGAGGGGAGCAAAATCTGGCGGACATCATTGTGCCGGGGGTGGAGGAGAGTGACGAGGAGGTATGGGTTGAGGCCCTGAAACAAGTTCAGGGTGACAATGCGGATATTAAACGGAGGGCATTAGAGAGTTTATGAGCCTGCATTTAAAAAATATGGACTGCATGGATTTGATGAAGGAATTTCCAGATCTGTATTTCGATTTGGCGATTGTGGATCCGCCGTATGGAATAAATGCACCTAACATGCAAATGGGTTCCAATCTCAACAGGAAGGGAAATGGTTATCCAGGAGAAAGTGTTGCAAGTAAACTTAAAAAGGGTAGGCTTAACCAAGGCAGTGGCAAGTTAAAAGACAGGTTGCTCAATACTGCGAAGATTGATTGGGATAACGAGAAGCCGTCGGGCGAGTATTTCGAGCAATTATTCAGGGTGTCAAAAAATCAAATTATATGGGGTGGTAATTATTTCCATTTACCCCCTACGAGAGGTATTGCGGTTTGGAACAAAGATCAACCCTGGGATAATTTCTCTCAATGTGAATTGGCCTGGACTTCATTTGATTATCCGGCCAAACTAATAAGCCTAAGCAATCGCGGAGGAGCTAATGTAGAAACAAAGATTCACCCCACACAAAAGCCTGTTGTACTTTATACCTGGCTGCTAAAGAATTACGCCAAGCCATTTGATAAGATCATTGACACTCATCTGGGTAGCGGTAGCATTGCCATAGCTGTGGAATATATGAATACACAGCACCACATGGGTCTCACGTTGACGGGTAGTGAGATTGATAAGAAATACTATGACGCAGCAATCACAAGGGTTGACACACTAACAAGACAAGGGATATTATTATGAGCCACGACAACGAAAAATACGACCCGAAGGAATGGGGGATTGAGGAGACAGGGAGCTATTGCAGGATAGTGCCCACCGATTTCAATCCGGGTACGCTTGTAGATGCTTCGTGCCTCAGCATGATAAAAGGAATGGTCATCGGTTTCTCGCAGGAGTTCTACGGGGCGATTGAGGTGGATGGAAGCGAGAAGGATATTGTGCAAATATGGATGCACGGAAATGGCGAATGCCAATTGGTGCAGATCGAGCGGGAGTTTTTACCAACACTAATCAAAATTCTAACATCACAACTATGATAACGGCAGAAGTAAAACTACAAATTACGGAGGGCCTGAAGGCCAGTCTGGGAAACTACAAGAGTGCGGCTAAGATGGCCACGGCTCTTGATATCAGCGGCAGCCAACTAAGCAGGGTGCTGGGCGGCGACACGGAGCAAGTGCTCAGTGACGCCAAATGGATCAGCATTGCCCGCAAGCTGGATATACACATTGGCAGCGGCGAGGCATGGAAAACAGCCAACACCGAGGTGTTTCAGTTTGTGAGCGGCCAGTTGGGCTCGTGCCAGGACTGGAGCCTGAGCGGTATGCTGTGCGATGCCGCCGACATAGGCAAGACCCATGCGGCCAAGGACTACGTGCTAAAGCACAAGAATGCGGTCTATATAGATTGCAGCCAGGTGAAGAGCCGCCAGAAGCTCATCCGCAAGATAGCCAAGGAATTCGGGGTGAACCACACCGGGCAGTACCGCGATGTATATGAAGACCTGGTTTACTATCTGCGGAGCATAGCCACACCGCTGGTGGTGCTTGACGAGGCTGGTGATCTGGACTATCCGGCATTCTTGGAGCTAAAAGCCCTGTGGAACGCCACAGAAAGGGCCTGCGGCTGGTTTATGATGGGGGCAGACGGGCTAAGGGTGAAGATAGAGCGAAACCGCGAACACAATAAAGTGGGATATGCCGAGCTATTCAGCCGGTTTGGTGGCCGCTACCAACGCATCAGCCCCGAAGGGCGTGAGGCACTGGAGGATTTCAAACGCAAGCAAGTGGCACTGATAGCCCTGGCCAATGGCAGCACGATGCCGGTGCAGGAGATATACCGCAAGACGGGGGGGAGCCTCAGAAGGATTTATATTGAGATAAAGAAAGCGGCGAGTTAGAGATGCTTCCCCTTCGACTCCGCTCAGGGAACACAGCATGACAAAAAGATGCAAAAAACGATGACTGCTAAACAGTTGATCCGGCAAAAGAAGAAGGTGTACGGCTTCGAGGGGCTTTGGGCAGAGGTGTTCGGACAGCCGGAGGTGGGCAAGCCCTGGATTGTGTATGGCGGCGTTGGGCAGGGCAAAACCACCTTCATGATGCAATTGGCTAAATACCTGTGCGGATTCGGCACCGTGCTCTACAACAGCATGGAAGAGGGCCACAGTGTCAGCATTCAAAAGGTGCTGGTGCAAGAGAGGATGGATTTGCTGGGCAGCAAAATGAGGGTGATGTGCGGCGACCTGAGCGATATGTTGATGGTGCTGGATGCCCAGCGAAGCCCGGCGTTTGTGATGGTAGATACCCTGCAATATGCCGACATGACATTTGCCGACTACAAGATGCTGAAAGCCCGCTACCCGGAGAAGACCTTCATCTACCTGAGCCACACCGATGGCCGGTTGCCCGATGGTAAAACCGCTGTGAAGATATGGCGTGACTGCCGCATAAAAGTGCGGATAGAGGGCTACAAGGCGTTTGTGAGCAGCAGCTACAGCAGGAATGACAACAGCGAGTATGTGATATGGGATGAGGGGGCTGGGAAGTATTATGGCACCACAACCACCCCTGCCCCTCCTTTGGAAGGAGGGGAGCAAATGGGCATGACAAAGGCCCTGAAACAAGTTCAGGGTGACAAAAAAGGAAAACAATGATTACACAACAAGACATTGAGAGGGCTAAGGCCCGGATGGAGCTTCTGACGGGATTTACGGCAGAGGAGCATCACAAGTTGATATACGAGACAGCCCTGGCATGGCTGCAATGGGCCTGCGGCAGTTTGCCCGGATGGGTGGCCCGGTTCGAGGGGAGCCCGGTTTTCTGGGCTTGGTGGCGGCAGCAGTGGAACCTGAGAAACTATGCTCTGTATGCCGAGCTTGGGCTGGATGATATAGACAGCTTCAACGCCAGGGAGCAGGCAGGGCTGCTGCAACTGTTCCAGGACAAACACCGGCTGTGCTACAGGGTGCGACCTGCGGCGGTGCTGGTAAGGAGTATATTGAATGAGACGCAGACTGAGGTTCTCGAAGTCAAGGGAGAAGATGCTTCCTTCGTCAGCATGACAAAAAAGGGTAATAGACCCCGAAACAAGTTCGGGGTGACAAACAAGGTATAAATGAATATAGTCATGACCAAAAACGAAAAGAAACTAAAAGCCATAGAGCAACACCTGAAAGAGTTTGGCGGTGTGATGCACGAAGACAAGCTGAAGGCTTTGCAGGCTACGGCCAAAGAACTGAAAGAAGCCGTGAGGGCCGATCAGGACAAAAGATTCATCAGAGCCCTGAACGAGGAACACGAATACCTGCCGAGCTACAGACAGCACGAGGCTCATCCACTTGCTAATATCAATGTGATATGAGGGTGGCCGACAAAGCATTTGTGAAAAGCCTGATGATGGACTGGCAGCAAACGGTGCGAGACATCACGGGCGAGGATGTGACACTGTTTATGATCACTCCGATGCAACCCGGAGAAGCGGTAGTGACCGAGCAGGGGATATTTGACGAGAAAGAGGTGTTCGACATTCTGTCAGCTATTGTGGAGCACGAGTTTGGGTTTGAACGCAGCACCATCAAAGGCAGTTGCCGCAAGCGGGAGTTTGTGGATGCCCGAAAAATGGTGACAGGGATAATGCTGCATCTGGTGCCAGCTATAAGCCTGGGCAACCTGGGCAAGATGATGGGCGGCAGAGATCACAGCACCATCATCCACCAAAGAGACCACAACTATTACATGCTGGCAAAGGATAAGAAATACGAGCGGCGGTTCGACACCATCATGCACCTGACAAAGATGGCCCTGCTGGCCAAAGAAGAGCAAAATAACTTAATAGAGATATGACAAGAACCAAGACAGGGGCAGTGTTGCCCCCACAAGACCTTCATGCGGTAGAGCCGATCATGGAGAAGTATGCACAGGACGATGCCAGGGTAAGGCAGATCAACGCCGAGATGGACAGCGAGTTTGCGGTGATCCGTGCCCGCCATGCGGCGGAGCTTCAGACCATCACTGAGCGAATGACCAAGAGCTTCAACCAGGTGCGGATGTATTTTGAAACGAACCGCGACGACTTTTTCGGCAAGAAAAAGAGCTTTGACACGGCACAGGGCACGGTAGGGTATCGCACAGGAACACCCAAGACAACGCCCCGCAAGGGCTTCACATGGGCCAGCATTCTGGAGATGTTCAGAATGAAGGCACCGGAGTATATAAAGATAAAAGAGGAGCCGAACAAAGAGATGATGCTGATGAACCGCGAGATTGATGAGCAAAAGCTGCTGATATACACCTGCGGGGTGGAGATCGTGCAGGATGAGACTTTCTTCAAGATCG